ATATATTTTTATAAATTTTCTAAAGCTGTTTTTTTTCCATGACAATCTCTGCATAAAGCTTCTAAGTTATCAATATCATTTGAGCCACCATATTCTAATTTTGTAACATGATCAACTTCATACCAAGCGGGTAATTGTTTATTACAATGTGCACATTTCCAATTTTGTGAAGAAGCAACAAATTTTTTCTTAGTTTCACTAACAGACCGTTTGTTAGATTTAGAAACATTTAAAATTTTTTTTTGTTGTGATGTTAAATTATTATATGGATTATAATTGATATTATTTGGAATATGATTACTATTAATTGAATTACTAATAGATTTACCTGTAAAATCTATAATAGGTGCTAATATAGATGTAGTTTGTTTATCTATTGGTAAATATTTAATATATCCATTAGCATTTGCAAAAAATTCTTTTCTATTATTAGGTGATTTTTTTAAATAAATATATAAACATAGACCCAGAAATCCAATAAAAATCATTTTATAATATTTATTATAATATTTTATTTTAGCTAATATTTTACCATCAAAATATATATTAGCTATAAAAATAAGAACAATAGATCCTATAAATAATTCTAATTTCATAATTTTATAGTATTAAAATATAATAAAATTATAATGTTTCTATTTATTATTAAAATGTAGATAAATTATAATTATAATTAATAAAATAATAACACTACTAAAAATATATTTGTGTTTATTTTTTTTTTCTTCTTTTTTTTTTATAGTTTTAGATTTATAATTTTCATAAAATGTATCCATAGCTTGATAATAAGTTATTTCTTTTTTTCCTAAAAAAAGATTTATTTTATTATGAATAAACCATACCCATTTAATGAAACTTTCTTTAGATGATAAATAAGATTGTGGTGGATAGTTATCTAAAAATTTAGAAAAGATATTACCAAAATTTTCGTTTGGTATAAAAATAGGAAAATTCATTATTAAATCATAATATTTTCTTTTAATAGTTTCATTAGGGTTATTTGGATAACATATTGCAATTGTATATAAAAAATTCCAATATAAAGGCCCCCAAATATTTTCATCTAAATATGTTGTCATGTTTATTTATAAAAATATTTTATAGTATTTAATAAAACATATTTATAAGAAATATATGACCAAATATAGATAAAAGTATATAAAAACATAAATTAAAATAATATAGATATGCCTGATAATATAAAAAAAAATAATACATTTTGTAACAATTGTGGTAAGATTGGACATTTATTTCATCAATGTAAAATACCTATAACATCTATAGGTGTAATAGCTATTAGAAAAAATAATAATAATAACACAGAAATATTGATGATAAGAAGAAAAGATAGTTTATCATTTGTAGATTTTATGAGAGGTAAATATAATTTAGAGAATAAACTTTATATATTAAATTTATTTGAAAAAATGACAGTAAATGAGAGAAATTTTATAATGAATAATGATTTTGATTTATTATGGAATTATTTATGGGGATCAAATATTACAAATCAATATAAGAATGAAGAAAAAACATCTAACTATAAATTTAGACAATTAAGAAATGGAATAAAATTAAAAGATGAAACTTATAATTTAGTAGATATAATAAATTTATGTAAAGAAAATTATAATGAGCCAGAGTGGGGTTTACCAAAAGGAAGGAGAAATTATCAAGAAAGAGATATAATATGTGGTATGAGAGAATTTGAAGAAGAAACAGGATATAATAAAAATGATATAATTAATATAACCAATGTAATGCCTTTAGAAGAGATTTTTACTGGTTCTAATTATAAATCTTATAAACATAAATATTTTTTAGGATATTTAAATAATAATTCTGAACCAAAAAAAGATTTTCAATTATTTGAAATTAGTAAAATTGAATGGGTAAATATTAATGATGCTGTAAATTATATTAGAAATTATAATTATGAAAAGAAAAATATATTAATTGAATTAAATAATATTTTAAAAACATATAAACTATATATTTAATATATAATGAGTAGTAAAGAATTAATTAGTCAAAAAAAAACGAATGAAGAATCTAATGTTGAATCAGATATTGAATCAGAAGTTGAATCGGAAGTTGAATCAGATCTTGAATCAGAAGTTGAATCGGAAATTGAATCAGATGCAGAATTAGATCTTGAACCAGAAGCAGAATTAGATGTTGAGCCAGAAGCAGAATTAGATGTTGAAGAAAAATCAAATATTAAATTAGATGAAAAAAATAAATTAAAAAATAATATTGAATTACATAATTTATTTAAATACAATATAAATAATTTGAATTTAGATAAAGAAATTTTGAAATTAAATGAAGATAAATTAAATACAAAAAAGGATGCTCAATATTTTTTAAATGCTGTTGAATTGCTTAATCAGAAATTATTAAATGAAAGTTCTAATAAAATAGTAGATAATAAAAAAGAATATAATCTAGATTATTTATATCCACAATTGGATGATAATTATTTTAATTTTAAAATATCAAAAAAAAAAGAGTTTAGCGAAAATAAATATAATATTAACATTAATGAAAATATAGAAGAAGAAGCGAATAAATTATGTAATAGTAATTTTGATTTGTCGCCACATCAAAAATTTATAAAAAATTTTTTATCCGATTATACTCCATATAATGGAATTTTATTATATCATGGATTAGGTACAGGTAAAACATGTTCAGCAATAGGAATAGCAGAAGAAACAAGGATATTTATGAAAGAAAATTCAATTGATAAAAAAATATTAATAGTTGCCTCTCCTAATGTTCAATTAAATTTTAAATTACAATTATTTGATGAAACAAAATTAAAATATGAAAATAATAGATGGGTAATAAATAATTGTGCGGGACAAAATATATTAGATGAAATAAATTCATTTAAATCAAATATATCCAAAAATAAAGTTATAAAATTAGTAGAAAATATAATTAATACTTCGTATTCATTTATAGGATATATTGAATTTGCAAATCTAATAAATAAATATTCAAATATTAATAATATATTAAAAGATAATAAAGAGATTTCAAAAAAAAAGCAAAAGTTATTAATAAAAAATAAATTAGAAAATTTTTTTGGAAATAGATTAATAATAATAGATGAAATACATAATATACGAGAAACTAAGGATAATTCTAATAAATTAGTAGCAAAGGGATTATTTAATTTGGTTAAAAATGTTACCACAATGAAATTGGTTTTATTATCAGCAACACCAATGTATAATGATTATAAAGAAATTATATTTTTAATAAATATTTTAAATGCAAATGATAATCGTAGTATGATAGAATTTAATGATGTTTTTAATCCAGATGGTAGTTTTAAAAAAAATAATAAAGGTGATGATGTAGGGAAAAATTTACTAATAAGAAAATTAAATGGATATGTTAGTTATGTTAAAGGCGATAATCCATATACATTTCCATATAGAATATTACCTCAACAATTTGATTTAAATAATAGTATAAAGAATCCAAATTTTATATATCCAATTTATAATATAACTAATAAAAATAGATTAGGAGAAGGTAACAAAATTAATTTATTTGATATATATTTATCTAAAATAAGTGATTATCAAGAAAAAGTTTATAATTATATAATAAATAAACTTGAAATTAAAGATGATAGTGCTTTTAATTCTGATTCATATAAATATACAACTTTAATGAAACCATTAGAAGCATTAAATATGGTATATCCTAATGATATAATAGATAGAGAAGATTTAGATACTATAAATAGTTTAAATATTAATCCTAGTGATTTAGTTGGTAAATCAGGATTATCTAAAATAATGTCTTACGAGCAAGATTTTAAATTAGGATATAGATACAATTATAAATTTAAAGATCCTACAATGGATAATATTTTTAGAAGAGATAATTTAAAAAAATATAGTTCTAAAATATCTAGTATAATTGATTCAATTGAAAATTCAAATGGTCCCATTATAATTTATTCTCAATATATTGATGGGGGTTTAATTCCTATGGCATTAGCATTAGAAGCATATGGATTTAAACGCTATGGTGATAGTAGATCTTTATTTCAAGATCCTGGAACAGAGGAATTAGATATTTATTCATATAAAACAAAGAGTGAAGCACTTAAAACTAATAATAATTTTAGATGTGCTAAATATATCATGATAACAGGCGATAAAATTTTATCACCTAATAAACAAGAAGAATTAAAATCATGTAATGATTCAAATAATATAAATGGTGAAAATATAAAAGTTATATTAATATCTAGTGCAGGAAGTGAAGGTTTAGATTTTAAATTTATTAGACAAATACATATTTTAGAACCTTGGTATAATATAAATAGAATAGAACAGATAATAGGTAGAGGAGTAAGAACTTGTAGTCATAAAGATATAAATTTATCAGAAAGAAATGTTCAAATATTTATGTATGGATCTATATTAAGTAATCCTAATATTGAAACAGTTGATTTATTAATATATAGAAAAGCTGAAGCAAAAGCTAAATTAATAGGTAATATAAGTAAAATCTTAAAAGAAGTCAGTATTGATTGTTATCTAAATCATGATTTAAATTTATTTAATGATGACAAATTTTCAAAATTAATTAATAATGAATTACAATTAAAATTATCAAATAACAAAATAATTAAATATAAAGTTGGCGATAAACCATACTCTTCATTATGTGATTATATGGAATCATGTGATTATAAATGTTATCCCAGTATAGATGAAATTGATAGTGATCAAGAAGACAATTTAAAAACATTTAATGATATTCATTTACAGACATTTAATAGTAAAATTATTAAAATTATAAAGGATCTTTTTTTGGAAAAATATTTTTATAGTAAATTTGAATTAATTAATTTAATTAATTTAAAAGATAATTTTTCATTATTAACAATTAATAATGTTCTTCATGAATTGGTAAATAATGAAATACAAACCGTATATGATAAATATGGTACACTTGGTAGAATAGTTAATATAGATGATTTATATATATATCAACCATTAAATTTAGATAATCAATTTACTTCAATATTTAATAGAAGTACAAATAATATTGATATTGTTGATTCTATAACATATGAACTTGGTGATCTAGAAAAAAAACCAATGAATAAAACTAAACAAGAAAATGTATTCATGGATGGTCAAAAAATATTAGAAGATTTTTGTTTTCATTATACTAAAATTAATTCTAACAATGATTTAAATTATTTTACTAAATCAGAAAATAGTAAATATAATTTATTATCATATGTAATAACCTTTAATAATAATAATAATAATATATTTGATTTCGATCCAATAATTTTAAAAGAAATAATAATAAATATTTTATTAGATAATTTAGATTTACAATCATATATGAATTTATTTAATTATATTTATAATACTTATAATGAATATCATGCTAATACTATATCAGAATATAATGAAAAATCAGATTATAATTGTAAAGAAATTGTTATGTATATAAAAAAAATTATAGATAAAAATGTAATACAAATTATTCATAATGACAAAACTATAAAGGCTATTATATTACCATTTAAAAGTGAATTTGAAGATTTTACTTTATATATTATAGAAAATATTAATAGAAATATTAATTTAAAAAAAGGAGAAAAAATGGATTATAATAAATTTATTGATAAAATTAAATCACAATATATAATTGACGAATCAAAATATGCAGATACTTATGCATTTATTAATAGTAATGAAAAATCAGAATTCTATAATTTTAAAATAATTTATAAAATATTTGAAAAAGATGACTATAAATATTCAAATGGGAGAGTTTGTCAAAATTTTCATACTATTAAAGATAAATATCAGTCATTTATGAACAAATTAATGGATAAAAAATTATATGATGAATTAATAAATAAAAAATTAGGAAAATATTTATGTATAATAGCTGAAATATATTTTAGATATTACGATATCATAAATCGTGATGAAAAAAAATGGTTTCTTACAATGAATCATTTTATTATTAATAAATTAAAAAAATAATATTAAATATATTTTAAAATTTAAAATTTAAAATTTAAAATATATAATATAAAATTGAATAAATTAAAGATATAATTATATATTAATATTACAATGAGTATTAATAAAATTTATACTAAAGTATTATTGACTGATAAAATTAGTATTCTATTTAATTTAGTTAACTCTAACATTTTTTATACTTTAGAAAATATGATTAAAAAAAAAGTAGAGGGTATTTGTATATGTGAGGGGTTTGTTAAACCTGGGTCAGTTAAATTAGTTACATATTCATCAGGTGAACTTTACACTAATTATGCAATATATGATATTACATATGAATGTTTAGTTGCAAATACTGTAGAATCTATGAATATAGATTGTATTGTTAAATCTATTACTAAAGTTGGGTTTAGAGCAGAAATCAATGAATCAGTCAGTCCATTAGTAATCTTTATTGCTCGTGATCATCATTTTGATAATGAATTATTTTCTAAAATAAAAGAAAATGATAGTATTAAAGTAAAAGTAATAGGACAAAGATATGAATTAAATAATAAATTTATTTCAGTTATTGCAGAACTAGTAGATATTAATAAATATTCTAATTCTAAGTTAGAATTAGAAACTATACAATAAATTTATAATTATTTATAAATAAATATAAAAAATTTTATATATATTTAATTAATATGGTAAATGATATTATAAATGATGTCGTTAATGATATTAGTACAAATTTAGAATTTAATCCAGATATATATCATGATGAATTAGATAAGTTAAGAAAAAAAATAGAAAATTTGTCAAATGAACATCAAATTGAAATTGCAAAGATTTTAAAAAAAAATAATATAAAATTAACAGAAAATAATAATGGAATCTTTATTAAATTAAATAATATACCAACTACAGTTATATATAAAATAAAAAAATATTTAGTATTTATTAACAATCAAGAAAATTTAATTAATATAGACGAAAATAAAAAAGAAATTTTAGAAAATAAATTTTTTAATTAATCTAAAATTTTTATATATTTTATAACTATTTAAAGATAAAATATTTTATTATATTAGATAATATTTAAATAAATGTATACTTTAAATATTAATCAAAAAATAAATATTTCTAATATTCAATGTTATATGTTAAATGAATTAAATAAAAATGATCTTAATAATAATATTACTCATAATAGTAATAATATTAAACAATATATACCAAAAAATTCTATATATACTAATTATAATAAATTAAAATCAAAATATCATGAAATTTTAGATAATAAAAAAAATTTATCTGATAAATTATTTTGGTTATTTTATAAAATATATAATAATTATTCTGATAATGATCTTAATTACATTAATATTTTTACTACTGAAAAAGAATTTAAATTAACAATTATTAATAAAATTAATTTAAATAAAGATTTATTAAAAAGTTATAAAATTCAAAAAAATTCTATTATTTCAGAATTAACTAATGAAAAAACTATATCACTTACTACTTTAAAAGCATTATGTATATTATATAATATTAATCTTCTTATTATTAAAGATAACAATACTTATACACGATTTACAAAAAATAATTCAGAAAATACCATTGATAATTTAGATAAATATCATATTATTAAACTTATATATAATAACCAATCTTCTATTAATAATAATTATAAAATTGAAGTTAATATTGATATAGATGAAATAAAAAATTCTTTATATAATTTTTTTTATCTTAATAATTTCGAAAAACCATTAAAATCTATTAGTTCTTATAAATTACCAGAAATTATTGAAATTGCAAATAAACTTAATATATCTATTATTAATTCTAATAATAAAAAAAAAACTAAAATTGAAATTTATTCTGATTGTTTAAAAAAATTATCATAATTTTTTTAAAATTGATTTATTATTTATTTTATAGAATATTAAATATATAATAAATAAATATATATATTTATGTCTAAACTATCTGATTCTAAACAAACTTTATCTAGTAAACAATTTAAAACTGTAATTGAATCTAGTGATGATAGTCAAAATACTAAAAATATAAAGAGACTTATTAATTTGTATTTAGTTAATATGAACAAATTATCTGATAATATGATACCCGAATTAGAAGTTAGATTTGGAACTAAAAAAATTCAATCATTGACTAAAATCGATTTTTATAATGTTATTAATGTTCTTTTACATTATAACTTTAAGTCTGTAAATGAAAATTATATTCTTAAAGTTATTTCTGATAACAATTACTCTCAAATTAGAACACAAATTAATGGACTACCTAACATACAACATTATTGTAAATATAATAATATTAATAATATTCTTGATTCAACTAATTTACAATTTATTGAAAAGGATTATTTTATTGATAATCAAAATAAAATTTATCCATTAGATATTGATGATTTTAACTTTAGACTTTCATATCAAATTGAAAAATATTATCAAATTAATGACTCTATTATTCAGGATTTGTTAAATAAATGGACTTCCACTAAAAAAGTTTTTAGATATATTAAGCGTTATGAATTTATTAATCCTGATTATCCATTTCTTATACATTGTAGTATTGTTAAAACATCTAGAATGAATAATGGTAAATTTATTCCACAATTTAATATTAAAGATTCTAACGTTTTTGATTCTATTGAACACTATGAAATTGAAATCGAATTTAATAATCCTATTATTGGTATTAATACACATTTTGATACCGGCATTAAACTTTATAAATCTTTAAAACAAGTTATTAAATATATTTTAATCGGTATACAACAAACCAATTTCCCTATTACAATTAGCCAACAAAAATCAGTTATTAATAATTATCTTAAAATTATTAAAAATAATGAATATGATCCCAATAAAAAAATATCAACTAGTGATTTTATTGGTCCTTCATCTTTAACATTGCAAATGATTAATATAATTAATACCAAAGATATTAATGATACTAATAAAAATATTCCTAATATTCGTACTAATTATACTGTAACTGATAAAGCTGACGGACTTAGAAAATTACTATTTATTAACGATGATGGTAAAATTTATTTAATTAATACTTTAATGAATATTGAATTTACTGGTTCTTTAACTAATAATAAAGATATCTTTAATACTATTATTGATGGTGAACATATATTACATAATAGAAAAGGTGAATTTATTAATTTATTTGCTTCATTTGATGTTTATTATATTAATAATAAAAACGTTACCACATTACCATTCATTAATATTGATAAACAAACTTCTGATAGTAAAAAAGATGATTCTAGATTAGTTATTTTAAAATCAATTATTAAAATTTTAGATAAAACTATATCATCTATTATTCCCTCATCTAAATCCTCTATTATTATTACTAATAAAAAATTCTATGCTAATAATGTATTTGTTGCTTCTAACATTATACTTAATAATGATAAAGAAGGATTAATTGAATATCCTATTGATGGGTTGATATTTACACCCACCAATACTGCTGTTGCTTCTAATAAACCAGGTATTATAGCACCTAATTTTAAAACAACTTGGAAAGAATCATTTAAATGGAAACCCCCTGAATTTAATACTATTGATTTCTTAGTTAAAATTCAAAAAAATGATTTCGGATCTTATAAAGTATCATATATACATAATCAAGGTACTAATTTAACTACCAACAATAATTATCTAAAATATTATACTTTAATTTTACATGTTGGTTTTGATGAAAAAAAACATGGTTATATTAATCCATGTAATGATATTATTAATGATAATATTAGTAAAAAATCTGATTATAAATATAACAATTATAAACCTGCTCGTTTTTATCCTACCAACCCATCTGATGAAAATGCTGGTATTTGTAATGTTATTGGTATATCTGATGATTCCGATAATTTAAAAATTTATACATTAGAAGGAGAAGAAATTGAAGATAATATTATAGTTGAATTTAAATATGATACTACTAAAGATCAATTTTGGAAATGGGTTCCTCTTAGAGTACGCTATGATAAAACATCCGAATTAAGAAATGGTGGAAAAAATTTTGGTAATGCTTATCATGTCGCTAATTCTAATTGGCAATCTATTCATAATCCTATTACTAATAAAATTATTACTACTGGAGATAATGTTCAATTACAGAATTCTGATGATGATGTTTATTATAATAAAGTTAATTCTAAATCTGAAACTCGTGCTTTAAGAGATTTTCATAATTTATATGTTAAAAATACATTAATAGAAAATATTTCAACTAAAGGTACCACTTTAATTGATTATGCATGTGGTAAAGCTGGCGATTTACCTAAATGGATTAATTCTAATTTAACCTTTGTTTTAGGTATAGATTTAAATAAAGATAATATTGAAAATAGATTAGATGGTGCTTGCGCTAGATATTTAAATTATTATAAAAAATATGATTCTATACCCAATGCTTTATTTATTAATGGTAATAGTTCACTTAATATCAAATCTGGTGAAGCATTTAATAATGATAAAAATAAACAAATTATTAAAGCTGTATTCGGAGAAGGTAATAAAAGTGATATACTATTAGGTAAAAGAGTATATAATAATTATGGCATATGTAAAGACGGCTTTAATATCTCTTCTATACAATTTGCTTTACATTATATGTTTGAAAATGAAACTATATTACATCAGTTTCTTAAAAATATTTCTCAATGTACTGCTTTAGATGGTTATTTAATAGGTACTTGTTATGATGGACATAATGTTTTTAAATTATTAAATGATATTACTATTAACAAATCTATTACTTTATTTAAAAATGATAATAAAATTTGGGAAATTACTAAAAAATATAGTTATTCTAAATTTAATGATGACGAAACATGTATTGGATATGCAATCGATGTATTCCAGGAAAGTATAAATAAAACATTTAGAGAATATTTAGTTAATTTTAATTATTTAAAACGATTATTAGAAAATTATGGATTTGTACCATTATCTGATAATGAATTAAAATCCTTTAATTTTAATAATTCTATTGGTGATTTTAATGAATTATATAAAAAAATGCAATCTAATTGTACTATGGATAAAACATTTATCAATAAAATAGGTAATGCTTTAAATATGTCTGAACAAGAAAAACAAATATCCTTTTTAAATAAATATTTTATATTTAAAAAAGTTAGAAATATTACTTCTGATGAAGTTTTAGATTCTACTGATAAACAGTCAAATATTACCGAAGATTTTAATAAAATTGATCAAACAGTTCAAAATATACAAAAAGATTCTATTCTTCAAAAACAACAAGAAAATTTAGATACCTTGAAAAATAAAATATCTATTGAGCAAAAATTAAAAAATGTTGAACAAAAAAATATACAAAAAGAATTAGAAAAACAAAAACTTAAACAACAAAAAGAATTAGAAAAACAAAAACTAAAACAAGAAAAAGAATTAGAAAAACAAAAACTAAAAGAACAAAAACAATTAGAAAAACAAAAACTAAAAGAAGAAAAACAATCAGAAAAAAAAAATAAAAAATCACAACAAACTACTATTATTTAATAATTTTATTTATTTTAATAATTAATTAATTTATTTATATTTATTTAATTATTAAAACAATCTAAAATTATTATTTTAATTATTATAGTTAATTTTAATTTATATTATTATGGCATATATTAATATACCATCTTTGAATTATGTTAATTTAAATTTTAATATTGTTTATAAAAATAATTATCAAACTGAAGAAAATATTTTTATGTCCAATTCATTACATCATTACTTAACTAATGTTAAAAAACAAATAGATATATATACTACATATTGGGATTATTATAAAAAAATTACTAATCCATATGAATTTATACATACACAAGTTCCTAATATTAAACAATCTATATGTAAATATAAACCTTTATCTAGATCTTTTTTTAAAATGATAGAAATTATTAATATTTTTTCTTTTTTAAATGAAAAAAATCCTATCAAAGCTTTTCATTTGGCAGAAGGACCTGGTGGTTTTATTGAAGCTTTTAATTATAAACGCGACAATGATAATGACAAATTTTATGGTATGACATTAATATCTGATGATGTTAATATTCCTTCTTGGAAAAAAAGTTCCAATTTTGTTAATAATAATAAAAAAATAATTATTGAATATGCTGACTCTAAAACCGGTGATCTTTTTTTAAAACAAAATTTACTTTATTGTTATAATAAATATTCTAACTCGATGGATTATATTACTGCTGATGGAGGTTTTGATTTTTCTGTAGATTTTAATAAACAAGAAGATTTATCTACTAAATTAATAATTGCACAAATTTTTTTTGCTATTATAATGCAAAAAAAAAATGGTAATTTTATACTTAAAATATTTGATATTTTTAAAATAAAAACTGTGGAAATTATTTTTTTGTTAACTAATTTATATGATTATGTATATATTTATAAACCATATACTAGCAGAATAGCTAATTCTGAAAAATATATTATCTGTAAAAATTATAAATTCAATAATATTAATATTAATAATATTATTATTGATAATTTTGATGAAATTATTAACAATATTGATAATATTTATTCATTATTTAATATTTCTATGCCCAAATTCTTTTTAAAAAAATTAGAAGAAATTAATGCTATATATGGACAACAACAAATTGAAAATATTAATAATACACTTAATATTATTAGAGAATATATTAATATTAAATATAATAATTATAATTATGATATTAATACTCATAATGACAATCATAATGACAATCATAGTCATAATATTTTTCAAAATTTTTCTAATATTTTAGATCTTTCTAATTCATTTATATATAATAATGATAATGATAATTATACTTATCATTGTGATAGTGAAAATAAATATATAGATAATGATAATGATAATGATAATGATAATGATAATGATAATGATAATGATAATGATAATGATAATACTAATACTAATACTAATACTAATACTAATACTAATGATAAATCTAGTGATTTTATATTAGATAATTTAAATTTTCTTAATATTCAAGATAACGTAGATACATATAAAAACATTGATAGTAAATTACATTTAGATAAATATAAATCTTATTGCAATAAAATATCATTATTATATGATAAATTTAATAATAAAATTAATATTTTGAAAAATATTAATATTCAAAAAAGCATTACTTGGTGTAACAAATATAATTTTCCTATTAATAAAATTTTTTTTAATAATTAAATAAATTTATAATTTTATTTTAATATTCTAATATTTGATTTCTTTTTTGTTTTACAATCACATTTATTTACTAACGATAAAGAAGTATTAAATAAATTTTCTTTTTTATTATAATCTGTCATTGCTATTTTACATCTTTTTGAATCTAAATCCTGTGAACAATATCTTATTGTTGCTATTCTATTTGAACTTGATACTGCACCTTGTGTCTGATATTTTTTATTTGACGGTTCATAAATTATTTTACAATTATTTTCATTACAATTTATATTATTCGAACCATTTAACGGTAAATTTTGATTAAATGTTTTACATTTCTTTTTTAGTAATTCTTTATGTGTTGTACTATATTTATTCTCTATTTTTACTGAATGTCCTAATGATGGTTTTATTATATTACAATTTTTATTACAATTATTACTATTATTTGTATTTAATATATTTATATTTCCTACTTGTAATATATTTAAATTTTCACAATTATTTGAATTTAAATAATTACTTATTATCATTGATCCTGGTTTATCTAAATTACCTATATATGATTGTTTACTAATACCACTTTTATTTGAATCTAAATCTATATATTGTTTCCTATAATGTTTTATTGGATTTGCTTTAAAACAATTACTACTACTTTCAGGTGGATTATTATCTATAGTTGTAATATCGTTTTTTATATTTTTTGATACTATTATTTTTTTATTATCTTCTAATCCTTTCCATTTAACAATAGCTTCTGATTCTGAATTATAATAATATGCTGTATTATTATTTTCACCTTTACTATACAATTTCATTATATAATATTATATATAATATATTATATAATAAAAATGAATATATTAAAAAAAATATATAACTTTATTTATAATAATTTTTTATTTTTTATAATTACTATTTTTATAATTTATTTTATTTATTATTATTATTCATTTAAAATTATAGAACCATTATCAAAAGAGGACGATAAAGAAGCATCTGAGCAAACTGAAATACGTTATACTATTATGGAAAATTTGTAATTTTATTTTTATATTATCAATCTTACTATTAAATAATATTTAGTAAATATTATTTATAATATTAATATTATATAATATTAATATTATGACTGAAAAATCTATTGATGATAGATGTGTTACTCAAAGTTATTCAGGTATATCTCATGATTATCGTAAATGTACGAACGATTATGAAGATGTCCTCGACGATGGTCTTATGAATAGTGCGGGTAGTATGAACGCTGATGGACCTAAAGCTGTATTCTCTGGTATGCTTACTTTTGCTACTGCTTTTACTGGTAATCCTGCCGGTTCTATAAAAAGCAGATGTAAAGGTATATTAGGTAATAAATATTTTATTAAACAACCTGCTAAATGCAGTAATGATAGATATTCAAATGAATATATTCATAAATGGATTAATAATGTACAAACATATAATCCTTTTACTGGTCAAACATCAAAAACCCCTTTAGGTCTAATACCTTCTGTTATTGGTTCCGTCGCATCTGTTAGACCTTCAGCTTTATTAGATGCAATTACTAATTCACCTAGTCAACCATGTATTAAAGTTGATTTACCTTGCCATGTTATATATTTTAAAAAAGAAAAAGATGAATTTACTGCAAATTTATCTGGTCCAGATGATGCCTCATTGGATGTTACTAATGAATCTCCTTCTAAAACAATTACATTAGAACAATTTGATCGAATATTAATATATGGTGGTCATGGTTGGAATGAAGCTAAAAAACAAGAATATATTGCTCTTAGAAATGAAATTTTAAAAGAAGAAGAAGCTAGAAAAGCTAATAAAGAATCATTTACAAATATTAACAATAATGATAGTATTTATCAATCTATATATAAATATTTAGAATCTAATAAAGAATTACTTAATTTTCAATATGATGAAAATACTATAAAAAAAAAAAATATTAATTCATTTAATAACAAAATAATATTCGATATATATTATATTACATTATTTGCATTTTTAATTTTTTTAATTCTTAAAATTAGCAATAAAAAATTAATTTAATTGTTATAATAATTATAAAGCATATTATTGTTATTTTTGTTATTTATTTCACCTGATAATATTGAATTTTCATATAATTTTCTAAATACATCCGGTGGAGCATTACTCCCTACTTTTATTAGATTTTTTTGTATTAAAAAATCTTTTATTTCATTTAATGGTTTACTTTTTAGTTTTCTAATTTCATTTCTTATATTTTTTTGTGTCTCTTTATTTTTAATTAATATAGAAATTTTTCTAGTATCTTTATTTTTACCCAGTTTATATATTTTTTTTCTACTAATTCTATTTATTTTTGGAATATTTTTTAATTTTAATATATCATCTTTATCATCTTTATTATCTATATTATCTATATTATCTATATTATCTATATTATATATATTATCTATATTACAATTATTATTATTTATATCACCTGCATTATCATATACATTATTATCACTCATTTTTTTATTTTCTTCTTTTATTTTATTATTCATTGTTTCTATTAAATCAGTTTTTATATTATCTATTGTCTCTGTATTTATACTATCTATTGTCTCTTTTTTTATAGTATCTATTATTTCACTTTTTATATCTAGTATATCTGGTTTTAGTTCTACTATATCTGGTTTTACTTCTACTATATCTGGTTTTACTTCTACTATATCGGGTTTTACTTCTACTATATCTGGTTTTAGTTCTCTATTACTATTTTCTTCATATACATTATTATTTAACATTATTTTTACTTTTGGTTTATTATCATTATTATTTTTTAAAGTTTTGTTTAATTGTCTAAAGGTTGGTTTTATACCATTTTTTAAGCAACCATAATTATAATTAATATTCTCATTATTATTGTTATTGTTATCATTTATATTTTCTTTTTTCAAATTTTCAGATAAATCTAAATTTATAGTTAAATTACTATTATTTTTTAATGTATTTTTTCTTTTTTTTTCTTTATTTTTTTTAGCCAGATCTTGTAAAAAATTTAAAGAATTATTAAATTCTATATTAAAATTATCGGATTCTAAATTATTTTTATTTAATCCTGTGTTATTATTGTCTCTTGATAATTCTTGTTCTTTATTTTTTTGATAATCTTTTACTTTTTTCATTAATTCTTTTTTTATCTTATTTGCATTTGATGAATTTTCTCTATCTAATTCTGGTTTACATTTAATTTTGTTAGTTTTATTTTTTTTATTGTTTTTTATTTTACTATTTAATTTAAATAATTCTGGATTTATTTTTAAAGTCCTATTATTTCCAGTCATATAATTTATAATATTTTATTTATTAATAATTTTATACTCATTAATAAATAATTTAAATATATATTATTATTATTTTTTACTAAATTTTTTTTTAGCTTTTTTTATACTTTTAATAACAAAATTCATATATATATATATAATTTAAATTGTTTTTTTTAAAATTGAATTAAATATATAAAAAAAACAATTTAAGAATAAAAATAACTAATAATTAGTATGGATGTTGAATCTGAAAATGAATTAAAAAATAAAATTAATTCAACAGAAGATGCATGGGTATTAATTGAATCATATTTTAGAAATCAACATTTAAAACAATTAATTCGTCATCAAATAGAAAGTTATAATTATTTTTGTAATACGCAAATAGAAAACACAATAGAAATGTTTAATCCGGTTCATATATGTTCAGAACATGATTATATAAAAGATTTTAATTTGTATAGATTAGAAATATATATTACATTTGAAAATTTTAATATTCATAGACCACAAGTTTATGAAAATAATGGAGCAACTAAAATTATGTTTCCTCAAGAAGC